TGCATAATCGGCATAAGCTTCTTCCTGGGGGGTACCTGAAGAAAGTGTACGGGCATCTTTTGTTTCAGCCATCTTTGTACTCTTCTGAGTTCTCACCTGAATTTTTCCATTCTTATCGACATACTCTTCCTTAACAGACTTGTATGACAAAGAACCATCTTCATTGATTGTCGGGGAACCTTTTCTCTTAAGAACCTGTGTCTCAGATTTTGCTCTTGAAATGAGGGTAGATGCACCTTCATGGTAACGACCTTCTGAATCCACATTTCCCTGATACTTCTTCTTAAGAGAAGCGATACCGTTATCGATTTCACTCTGCTTATAATCCAGTTTGTGTTTCTCGGCATCAATTACAACCATACTGTGACGAACTGCTCTCGCTAATTCATCCTGTGTGGCTCCCTTCAGAGTCATATCAGTAATCAGATTCGATACTTTACCCATTTCTGTCTGAGTATTTCTCATAATCTTATACTCTTTACCATTACGATAATAATGATCTACACCATCAGCATCCTTCTTAACTGTTCCACCATAAGCATCCTTGGTATCAAAACCTTCCAAACCTTTTAATGGAGAAGTGGAGGTAATCTTTACCTTACTCTTGGTGGAGTTGCAAGGAATTACCATTACGGTATCACCATCAAAGTCCGCTCCAGATAAACGGTCCGCATTCTTCTTATTGATACCAATCGCATCTGCCGGTGTGTTTCCGAGAACGCTCTTTCCTTCAGCCAGCTTATTGTTGACCTTCAGAATAGGAATCTCAAAAGTTCCACCATGCGGGTATCGAATCAACGCAACTGTTTCTCCATCTTTGTAGTTCGGAGCATATACCTCATTGTCTTTGATTGTTGTTAATGGGAGAATTACCTGGTACTTCTGACGAGGTAACGCCGCTGCCTGCAAATGTACGGCGGCCGCATCGCAATCGTCAGCAAATGATTTTAACAGAGCCTTCTTTACAGTGGGGTTTGTTAATGAACAGATTTCATCATATTCTGCCTGCTTATCAGCTTTTGCCAAACCTAACTGCTTTTTGATAAGTGTCAAACTCTGCTTAGAAAGAAACTGTGACGGAAGTGTCTTACTCCATTCACCCCAATCGCCTTCTTCTGCTCTCTTATTGATCAGAGAAAGAGACTGTTTTTTTCCGGTTACAGGATCTGTATACTTACCCTTTGGATCATCGTAATAGCTCTGACCTCCATGCTCCTTAATCAGGGAACCAAACGGATTATCTGGATCATCCTTAATTTTCTTGAGAACATCTTTTGTAGGAGTGCCAGACTTTTTATTAGTGTTGAAAATCACATCAACGCCATCCGGCATATTATCAGAGTAAACAGCCATACCTTTAAGGTAGTGAGTTCCGTCAACCATAATACGGACCTGTGCATAATGAGAATCACCTAAAGACAGGTCTTTCACGCCTCTACGGAGTTCAATTACACCATCCTTATCAACACCACCTTGATCGGCATAGCGGATCTGCAAGCGCTTTGAATCCATGCTGGCCGGATACTCAAAAGATTTTCTGAAAGACTCCCCATTGTCATAGGAGATGTAGTCTCTTACAGAATGGACATTCTCGAAGTCATAAATATCTTTGTGCTCGGTTCCCGGTGGACAAATGACCTTGATATTGGTCTGCTTTCCAGGATTGGTAACCTGTGGAACGCCGCCGCCATAAATCGGATAACCTTCCAATTCCAGCATATAAAGAGCCTGGTTTAGTTTTTCTTTTGACACGCCAAGTTCTCTTTCAACGCCGGTTCCGACATCGATCATTCCCTTTTCTTCAATGAGTTTTCGCAGAACATCCGCAGTGGCCTTAGCCTGGTTCATTCTGTTTTCCGAAGTTTCGTTCAATAAAGAGCGGACAGACGAGTCATTAGCAAATCCCATCTTATCGGCAATTTCATTTAAACTGTAACCTTTTTCACGAAGACCCTTTGCTGTTGCTACCTGAAGAGCACGACGTTCATCTTTAGCGAGGCTCATCTGAGTACGAAGCTGTGTGGTAGTCAAACCCATATTCTTAGCAATGTCTGTTTCGCTCATTCCGGATTTTTTTAATTCCTGAACACGACTAAGAAAATCACCGCTATGCTGATATGGATTCTCTCCAGAACCATAAGGGTAACGCCCAGAACGCCGTGGCATACCATAATGCATTAAAATATCTTCCACAATGGAATTCATAGCTTACCCCTCCTGTTCTCTGATTTTCTTAATCACCTTATCAAAAGTAATAATTCGGTCCATGATTGGAACAATATCTTCAGCCGTTGGGTTATGATACAGAATTTCATTGTTCTGATAGATTCTCAATTCCATTTCAATATCCCCAGGCTTCACTTTATATTCCAAACAAAAAAGAGCGGCATATATTTCAAGCTGCTCCATGTGCGCCGGAATCTTTCCGGTCTTCAAATCGTGAATTCTTAAGAAGTTATTCCGAAACAAAATCGCATCGGCTGTACCAAAACAATTATCGGAATAGTAAAGGATCTGCTCCGGTGTCATCTTAAAGCCGATGGCATCATTCACATACATATTTAATGTCTGCTTCGATTTTGGTAATTTCTGATTGAGCATGATGCACTGTGCTGCAAATGCATGTAATACGGTTCCTTTTTGTGTGGCAAGGAAATTTCGATATGCTTCCGCAACTTTATCCTCACCATAATTTATCCAGTGATATTTACTGGCACCAAGAAAGGCGTGTTGTCCTTCAAGGTTCGAATGATTGTTGAAGTTCATCCAGTACCTCCTCTTTATTCTCTGGACATATAAATCTTGAAAACGACATCTGATTCATACGATCCACATAATATTCCTGATTCGGCTGCTTCTTTGCGCCAGCGCTTTTTTTACATTCTAAGGAAGCCCATTTGTCTTTGTGAAGAACCAGCAAATCTGGAATGCCCTGAATGTAGGTCGGGTCATTTTTCATCACGATACAACCCGGAAATCTTTCTTTCAGTTCCTTGATCAAATTTGCCTGGAACTTATTTTCCAACATAATGGAGTCTCCTTTCAATTTTCTAAAAACTCAAAAGAGGATGTGGTATTTAATAAAAATGCCTATTTATCCTCTCTCTTCATAAAAGGGCATGTTTTTTTCGCGCGCAAAAAAGAGCATAAAAAAAGACAGAGACACGATTAAGCATCTCTGTCCAAATATGTAGTTGTCAGCTGTTATTTCTTAAATACCGGATCAGTATCCAAATCAACCATAAGCCACCGGTACACAATGTAAGAATCACATCAAGGATTAACCCAGCCGTGCTACGCTTTTTCTTTCCACCTTTACTCATCTATCGTTTCTCCTTTCTCAGCTTCTATAGCTTTTCGATCTTTCTTAAATATCTTTCCTAAACCACTCTTAGCAGAATCCATAGTTTCAGAAACACTTTCTTTCAAACGTTCTTTCTTCTCCTGCTTCTCAGCGGCCTTCTGTTCTTTAGCCTCCTGTTTAATACGAACGTCATCATCAAATATCTTTTGGCTCTCCTCGATAACTTCAGCCGTTATGTATCTCAGACAAACAGTTGTACCGACTTTCACCTTAGCGCCCTGCTTAGGATTTGAGTCTATGACTTGGGTATCCTCGTAATCTCGATACTTTGGATCTGCTTCTTTCATACGAAGCTTACTCTTTGAAACTTTCAAGCCACGTTCGGTTAATAATTCTTCAGCCTGTTCCAGGTCTATCGGAAATCCCTTACGATATAATTCTGGAATGATAACTTTCGTATCTATTTTTTCAGTCGGTTTATTCTGTGCGTTATCTATTGCTTTTTCAACCAAAGGTGTAACCGCAGTAATCAAACCACCAACAGCTCCGATTGCTCCTATGACACCCGAAATGTTTTTATTTGATTTCGTTCCCATATAATCACCCTTTCCATACTCAAGTAGGAATTTAGGGCAAATAAAAAGTGCGCCCCAATTTGAGAGACGCACCGAAAAAGTGCATCTCTTATTGTTGCCACACAATCTCTTCGCCGTTCAAGGGTACGAGTAAAAGAGAATACACTTTTTACCAAAGTTATTCCCTCGAACGCGATTTCATTATTAGATTGTGTGGCTCTTATAGTATAGCATGAAGCACACAAAATGGAAAGCGGATTCTGTAGCCAGATCCTAGGCTGCAAGCATCTTAGCTCGCTTTACCATATCATCATAAACCACCTTGGTTCCGTCTGCTAAATATACGATAATGCTCATGTAGTTGTACGGACGGTAATCCTGGGCTTCTTTCGATAACCGCGGATACACCGATTTGAAATTATTGAAAATATCTTTCCATGTTACCTTTCTCTTTACATTCACGGCAAACCTCCTATCGGATACAATCCACCAAATGGATATCCACAATACGAAGCTCCGGCACCTGAATAAAAATCCCTAGGAATGGTATAACCGAACATCACATCTTCAAAAGATTGATACGGCGGATTATCAACCCATAGCCATTCTTGTGATATGGCGATTTCATTTTTCATCGTCACATGTGCACCATTCGGAATATCTTTATTCACTCGTAAATGATACGGAAAATGTTCGCACAACCAATCCTCGACCAATTTCTTATCGTAAGTCATAAAATCACCTCTTTCTTGCTTCTGGTCAAAAACCCACTTTTATTCGCCTATTACTATATATTTTTAAACTTTCTATCATAATAGTTTAGTATTAAAAGTGGGAAAGTGGGCAGAAAGCCCGCAAACCCGCATAAATACTGGGTTTTTGCTGGTCAAATCCGGGTTTTTGAAAGTGGGCAAAACCGGGCAAATGGCCAGAAATTTGACCAAAATTCATAAATTTTCTCCAAATTGACACCGATTTTTCAGTTCTGGTCAAAAATATCCGGGATTTGGTCAAATCCTAAAACCAAAAAGTGGGCAGAAAAATGACCTGTTACTACAAAGATTTTTAACCTAGATTAGCTGAAATCGGTCAGAAATTCCGTCTCTGATAGGGCAAATTGCGCTTCACAACAGGCTTATAATTGTACGTAGACATCTTAGAATCCGGCACACGCCTTACAGATTTAAGCTTCCGACCAGTGCGAATTTTACGATTCTCTTCCTCAGAAGCATACATACGTCCGAAGGCTTCACTCAAATCTTTAGCCAGTTTCTCCATCGGCTCCAAAACTTTGTTCCACGCCTCTGCCAAAGTTTCGCACGCTTTCTGTAATTCTTCCATAGTCATCATAAACTCTCCTTTACGTCATAAACGCGGTTTAATGATACTTTGGTGATTTTGCCGTCCTTTTGAACCATTGCATAGTCACCGCTCCAAAATCCAGTTCCGACCTGCAATAATTCATAAGTATCGGTATTCGATTTACATCTACTGCAATCATCAACCACGTTGAACATTTCCTGAGTAGCTATACAAGCAGAACAGGTTGAATAGTTGGGTCTCACCTTGCAGATTTTCATCTCGCCTACCTCCAAACCTTTCCAGTTCTTTTATCCTTCAATACAACTCGTCCCTCGATATGGAAATCCGCCAATTCGCAAAGTGAAAACAGGGTATTCAGTAACTGATGAAATCTCATGTCATCCTTGTCCTGTTCCTGCTCCACATTCTTAATCGCATTGTAAGCTGTCGGATCATTGTAACCCTCTGCATTTTTTCTGTCGTCCTTAGCTGTCATCTCTACCTCCCCATCTCATAGAATCGTCCATCCACATTGCAGCATTCATAACAGACAGAACTATATATCCGCCGAAAATAAGAATAGCTGTCAGAACGATAATTCCTAAAATTAAATATCCCATTTACTTGCCCTCCACTTCTTCTAATCGCACACCGCCGTACACCCATAGATCCTCTTTGAGCTTGTCTATATCCAACTCATCGTTTTGCCACTTTTCATAATATTCGAGAACATACTCTGTAAACTCTGGAATCCGCTTTGCATATGACTTCGGCCAATAATGATCCATCAACACTTCAAGCGGCAGAGTAAGCAGAAGAATCATCGCCTGATTGATAGCATCATTTGTAGCCTCCTGCTTAACTCTATCCAGTTCACCAGATATCTTTTCTCGAACCAGGGCATCTAACTGAGCTCTTGTCAGATTGTATGTAGCGGTCTTAGCTTTCTGCTCACACTTCTGTGCTCTTCTCCTTTCAGCCCGGCCCATACCGCCGCCTCCTTAATCCATAATGCAGTTTTCTCTTGATGCAAAGAGCAAAATACCTACCATCAAGGCAAATAAAAAGAACGTTGCATCCCACTCAATCGGGATTGTCAACGCTCCAAGTACGATAAATATAATTCCGTATATCTTATTCTTAATCAAGTCTCTTCTCAACATTGCGCTTCTCCTCTTTTGATTTTGCGATACCAGCTGCTACATCATCCATTTTCATTGTGGCTCCGGCTTCTCTGAACCGTCCGTATGCTCTTGCTGTAGCACAGTGTTCGATACACTTCATAACCCTGTCGATCAATGCGTACAAGCATACGTAGCCGATAAGAAACATGATAATAATCTGAATAACTGTAAAATGCATAAATTTAATCCTCCTCATCCGTAACATAAACGACGACGGTATTCTCAATATTTTCATCGTTTTCAATACCTGTGACTGTCATATTCAGAATTTCTTCTGATAAGCTTCCGACCATAAAATCATTTCTGAGTAAACAGATTTCCTCATCCTGGTCTTTTATGATTTGAGCATCATTCCACTGAATAAGTGGCAGAATATCTCGTACTTTAACCATTACTATCACCCCCAATATTTTTATATTCCGTATAAACATGATTTTGGCAGTAATATAGATTGTAGTCATTCTGCTCTATATACCACCACAACTTTTTATGACCGGCTTTCAAATAGTCATGGCAGTAGTATGTTTCTCGATAATGATTATCCACCATTTGACGAAAACTTAATTCGTCGATATCCTCCGAATTGGCGCAGAACACAGCGATACGATTTATCATA